CGGTACTACGCCGACTGGTGGCTAGGCCTCGAGGCAGGGCGATCGATCACCATGCGGTGGAGCGAGTATATCTCTGGGCTGGGTGGTGGCGAGGGCAACATGGATGCGGCCGAGCGCAGGGTGTTCCATGCGAAGCGGTGGGCGGAGGCCAATAAGATCTTGGAGGAGATGGGCACGAGGAAAGCGGTTCACTGGTTCGTGATCAATGACGTACCGTGCGAGGCAATCGGAAGGAAGTTTTGGGGGTATCGAGAGGTGCGGACAGCATCGGCAGGGGCTTCGACCAGCATCGCCATATCGCTGCAGCGTTTGGCAAAATTTTATGGTTTGGTGAAATAGTGCTACCCATTGGCAATGGGTATGTGCCTATGACGATATCATCGACTGATTTGCCCCGCGGCGCTTATGCAGCGGGGCTTTCCATTTCAGGGGTTTATGATGGCCGAAGCTAAGATTGGCCGGCCGACTGTTTTCACGCCGGACACCAAGGATTTGCTGCTCGATTACATTGCCGCCGGTTATCCGGTTCGCAAGGCTTGCGGTATGTTGGGTGTGGATCCGCAGGGGTTCTATTTCTCGTTGGGTCGAGACCCTGAGTTCAACGAACGCTATGAGGCTGCGAAGGCGACGGCCGTCGATGCGCTGGTGCATGAGGGCGAGGCGGTTCTCGAGAGGGCCCTGACGGCCGAGAACGGCGCGCAGGTGGCCAGCAGCAAGAACCTGGCCGACTACAAGTGGCGCATGGCCAGCCGCATCGCCCCGCAGAAGTGGGGCGAGAAGGCAACTTTCCACGTCACAGGCGCGATCGTGACCGACGATCAGGAGATGGCCAAGCGCGTGGCCTTCCTGGAGGCGCTGCAGGGCGGCCAGGACGAAGAAGGGCCCGAGGATACCCTCGAGCCCTGATCGCCGTCAGCGGCCTCCTGTGGCCTACTGTGAGGCCATCCCGGCCTTGATCCTCTGAACGGTGCCGGATCCAACCCCGGCAAGCTTGGCGGCCTTGAGGATCCCGACACCGGAGCGGAGCAGGTCGCGGACCTTTTCCTCGATCTCCGCCTCGACCTTGGGGCGGCCGAAGCGCTGGCCCTTGGCCTTCGCCCTGGCGATGCCGGAGTTCACGCGCTCGCGGATCATCGAGCGCTCGAACTCGGCGAACACGCCCATCATCTGGAACATTGCCTTGCCCGCCGCGGTCGATGTGTCGATCGCCTGCTGGTGCAGGTAGAGATCAACGCCGGCGCCGTGGATCTCGGACAAGAACCCGACAAGATCCTGCAGGCTGCGGCCGAGGCGATCGACGGACCAGGCGGCGACCATGTCGAACTCACGGCGTGTGGCGCCGCGCAGCAGCTGGTCGAAGCCGGGCCGCTTGTCGCGCCCCTTGGCGCCGCTGATGCCAGCGTCGGTGAACACCGCGGTGATTTGCCAGCCAGCCCGCTCGGCGACGGCGCGCAGCTCACGCTCCTGGTTCTCGACGGTCTGCTCTGCAGTGGACACTCGCAGGTAAAGGGCAACGCGCTTCATGGCTTCCTCCGTTGGACGCCATGCAGAATACAACTCTTTACCGCATAGCGCAACGGGCATCTGGATCGCCAGCAATTCGGCCCTCGATCGGCAGCGATGCGCGAGGGACTTTCTGCATACCCCGACCCGACCCGACCCGACCCGACCCGACCCGGCTGGTGCCAGGCGGCATCTCGGCCGCCGCCCGCCGGGCGAGGGGGTGGGGTGGGTGCGCGCGAGGGGTGGCACCCCCGCTGGCCTGGGGCCCCGCTACCGACGTGCCAGCCCGTTTTTCAGAAATTCTGAAATTTTGAATTGCAACTAAAAAGTGCAATAACGAGGTCTATGTGCTGACTGACGAACAGTACCGCGCACGCTACGCCTACAATCCTGACACAGGACTGATCTACACCCGCAAACCAGATGGCTCGCTTTCGCCAACCTATTTGCGAAACCACGAAAGCCGATACTGGAAGGTTCGAGTTAAGGCCGGCGGAAAGTCAAAAGACATCCGCGCACATCGCCTTGCTTTCTTCCTCGCCTACGGTCGCTGGGCGCAAGAGATTGACCACATCAACGACAACGGCCTCGACAACCGCCTCTGCAATCTTCGCGAATGCACCCGCAGCCAAAACACGGGCCGGGCCCGCCGCGAGAACATGCACGGGTACCGCGGCATTAGTTGGTGCAACAAAGACAAGCGCTACCGAGCGAAATGCAAGCACCAGTGGCTTGGTCGGTACCGCACCCCCGAAGAAGCAGCCCGCGCCTACGACGCAGCGGCGCTCCGTATCTACGGCGAGTTCGCCCGCCTGAACTTTGCATCGTGACCTACAACTGGCGCGTCGACGCCTTCCAGTCCTACCTCTACGCCCTGCGCATGAAGGCCTTGAGCGTCGGCAGCATCCGACCCGCCACCCCGGCGGAGCTCTACTGGCAAGAACTGCACGGGCAGATCCCCTAACCGGAGCAGGGCGCCTGATGCCGATCGTCAAAGCCGGCGAGTTGTTCGCTGGGTACAACAAACCGAAGCGCACACCGAAGCACCCGACGAAGTCCCACGCCGTCCTGGCCAAAGTGGGTGACGAAGAGCGCCTCATCCGCTTTGGACAGCAAGGCGTGCAAGGCTCGCCCAAGCGCGAAGGCGAGAGCAAGGCCGACGCCGCCCGCCGCGCGAGCTTCAAAGCCCGGCACGCCTCCAATATCGCGAAGGGCAAGATGAGCGCGGCCTACTGGGCCGATCGCACGAAGTGGTGAACTGATGGCCAAGAAACCGTTCTGGGAGAAAGCCTCCCCGGCGAAGAAGTCGACCAAGCTCTCCGACCTCCAGAAGGCCGCAGCCAAGCGCCGCGCGAGCGAAGCCGGCCGGCCCTATCCGAACCTCGTCGACAACGCCTGGGCGGCGAACAAGAAGGCTTGATATGGCAAAGACCCTTCCGCTCTCCCGGCTGATGACGCCCAACGTCATGCGTATCAGCGACATCATGCCGGCCAAGATGGACGACGAAGAGCTCGAGCCAGTGCTCGATGCCGAGACCAACGTGCAGAACCGCGACCTGGTGATCGCGAACTGGATGCTCGGGCCGGAGAAGACCAGCGTCGACCCCGCGGCCAATGCCGACTACTGGCAGAAGATCGCTGCGGCGTGGAACGTGACCGAAGAGGAAGCCCGGCGCCAGCTCTGCGCCAACTGCGAATATTTCAACAACACCCCGGCGAAGCTCGCCGAGATGGAAGCCGTGCCCCTCGATGCCTACGACATGGATGGCGGCGGACGCGGCTACTGCACGAAGTTTGACTTCATCTGCCACAGCCTCCGCGCCTGCCAGGCGTGGGAGGAAAAAGAATTCGAGGATGATTGATGCCTATCCCGGTGAAGGCCGCGAAGGCGCAGACGCTGGCGCAGCTTCGTGCAGAGATGGACCGCTTTGCAAAGCGTCGTCGGGGCGGGCTCAAGCTGCGCGAAGAGATGCGGCCGGAGATGGACTATCGCACTGAAGGCGATCCTAAGCAGATCAAGAAGCGGAACAAGAGGGGCGCTTGACCACTCCCAACCGCCTCGCACCGGCGCTGAGAAAAGTCGAGGCTGCGAAAGACAAGAAGAAGCTGGCGAAAGAAATCGCCGCAGCGACGAAGCAGTTCAAGTTCATCCCGTGGCCGGGGCCTCAGACGGATGCGTATCTGAGCAAGGCCGACGAGCTGTTCTATGGCGGCGCGGCCGGTGGCGGCAAGACGGCCATGCTCGTCGGGCTCGCCGTCCAGGCGCACACGAAGAGCATTATCTTCCGCCGGGAATACTCGCAGATCCGCGGTCTCGAGGACGAGGCTGCGAAGCTGCTCGGAACACGCGACGGGTACAACGCGACGGAAAAGGTCTGGCGCCACAGTGGCAGCAGGATCCTCGAGTTCGGCTCCGTTCCGCACGAGTGGGACCGCGAGAAGTACCAGGGCCGGGCGCATAGCTTTATCGGCTTCGATGAGATCACGCACTTCACGCCGTCGATCTACCGCTACCTGATCGGCTGGAACAGAAGCGACGTGAAGGGCGAGCGCTGCCGGGTCGTGGTTACAGGTAACCCACCCACGACGGCAGAGGGCCGGTGGGTGGTCGACTACTGGGCGCCCTGGCTCGACCCGAAGCATCCGAACCCGGCGCGGCCGGGGGAGTTGCGGTGGTTCACGACGATCAAGGGCGAGGACGTCGAGCTGCCCGGGCCAGACCCGATCGAGGTCGACGGCCGCGTGGTGACGCCGCGGTCGCGGACGTTCATCGCTGCGAAGCTCGAAGACAACCCAGCGCTCATGGAGAGCGGATACGCGGCGGTGCTCGAGAGCATGCCGGAGCCGCTACGGACCATGATGCGCGAGGGCCGGTTCGACCTCGGCCAGCAGGACGCTGACTACCAGGTGGTGCCATCGGCCTGGATCGACGAGGCGATGAAGCGCTGGACGGCCTCGAGGCCGGAGGGCGCGGTCATGACATCGATCGGTGTGGACGTCGCAGGAGGCGGCGCCGACGAGACAGTGCTGTCGTGCAGGTATGGGACTTGGTTCGATCATCTGATCTGTCGAAAAGGTTTAGACACAAAGGACGGTCCCGCGACCGCAGGCCTGATCGTTCAGCACATGAGGGATGCCTGCGAGATCGTGATCGACACCGGGGGCGGGTGGGGGAACTCAGCGTTCGACCACCTGAAGCACCAGTCGGTGAAGATCAGGGGTGTGACGGGCTCGAGTGGCTCGACGTCGAAGACAAGGGACCGGCAGCTGGGTTTCGTGAACAAGCGCGCCGAGACCTGGTGGAAGTTCCGCGAAGCCTTGGACCCGGCATATG